GCTTCTGCGTTAGATGTACGAAACGTCATTTCGCCTAGCGTGTCTGCACTTCCTCTGATTGACTGAATATCGGTCATAGGCGTTGTGGCTGAGTTATTAAATGTCCGCATATACGACACAATAGCGCCAGTACTAGACCTAGTACCTTTTAACTCCAAAAGTCCATTTCTATTGCTATTATCAGCAGTTGACGCAGAAATAGTTAAAGCGGTGCTTCCTGATGCGCCTCCACTAATGTTAGTACTCGTAGTACCAATACCAACATTACCACTGGAGTCTATGTGGAGGCGTTCTGAGCCGTTGTTGTAAAAACGCATACTTCCGTTTTCACGATTGTTAATATAAGCGTCAGAGCCAAGAATTGTTAACGAAAACCCGTCAGACGCTGTTGTTCCGCTAGTAGGATTTTGCAAATAAAGATATGGAGTTGTATTGTATATGCTTACACTATTTGTACCAGATCCGCTTACAGGACTCGTAGTACCAATACCCAAAGACTCAGCAGAAGCATCCCAGAAGAACTTTGGAGTCGTGCCGGTGTCTTCGTAGAAGGAGATGTCGCCGTTGTAGTCAAAAAGAGCTGTTGGACTTGATGATGTTGCAATCTGCAAAGCAGAAGTACTTTTTATATATGGATAGTTTGCTACAGAGCCTGAAAAAGCAGTACCTGCAGTCCCTTCAATACCAAAATAAACATTTGTTAAATTGTTGTCTTGAGACATAATAATTGTTGGTACATCTGTCTCTGTAATATTATCTGTGTCTGCTGCTAATGTTAGCGTAACGCTTCCTGTGCTGCTTAACGTAGCATCACCATCAACATTCAAACCATCAGCCGTGACTGTGCCTGTGAAGGTTGGGGAGTTCGTGCTAATAGCGACATCCTGCCAAGCAGAACCAGTGTAGACACGCATGACATCTGTAGTGGTGTTGAAGTACAACGCACCAGTTAATAAAGCATTGCCGTCATTGTCCAGTGTTGGGTCTGAGGCTTTGTCGCCTAAGTAGCGGTCATCAAACTCATCGTATTTATCTGCTGCATCGGTAGCCGATCCTGCCGCCGCTGTAGCTGAGCTTGCTGCTGCTGTTGCTGATCCTGCCGCTGCCGTTGCTGAACCCGCCGCTGCTGTTGCGCTGTTGGCCGAATCCGTGGCAGATGAAGCACTAGCCGAGGCAGAAGTCGCAGAATCAGAGGCGCTTGAGGCCGAAGCCGAGGCGCTTGACGCAGATGAGCTGGCCGATGAAGCCGCATTGGACTCCGATGTCGCTGCTGCCGCCTCAGAGGCCGCTGCCGCCGTTTCTGAAGCCAAGGCAGCCGAGGCACTAGACGCACTCGCTGCGGCACTAGAGGCGCTATTTGACTCCGATGTTGCCGCAGCATTTTGGCTTACCAAGGCCGCAGCGGCCGAAGCGGCACTCTCACTGGCGCTAGTTGCAGATGATGCAGCACTTGCCGCACTATTGGTTTCGGCTGTCTCAGCATTAACCTCGGCTGTCTCTGCCGCTGCCTGAGCTGCTTCCGCTGCCGCCTGAGCTGTCTCGGCATTAGTCTCTGCAAGTTCGGCCGCATTCTCGCTGACCAAGGCCGCCGCAGCACTCGCCGCTGCCGCTACTGCACTGGCCGCTGCCGCTGCGCTTGTACCCACCCAATAAGCAGGTGAGGTAGCAGGATCGTTACCAGTGTTAGAGTCTTGTAGTGAGGTATACAGAATACCGTCAGTACCGACTGCGTTCTGACCGTCAGAATAAGTAGCTGTTGCCAACCATGCAAAGCTCAATAGCACCCAGTAGCTTGAGGCTGTAGATGGATTCTGGTTGAGGTTAGAACCTTGTAGTGATTGGTACTGTTCGCCGTCATAAGTTACAACAGCGCCTACCTGATAGGTAATGCCAGCGTTCCACTCTACTGAGTATAGAAGCGTCCAGTTGCCTGTAGTGGTAACAGGATTGTTACCTTGGTTACCGTTGATTAAAGAACGGTAAAAGACTCCATCAGAACCCAGTACAACATCTGTGGCGTTGTAAATCTTAGTAGCAACCCACTGGTCGCCAAAGTCTGTAGCTGTTTCACCTACAGGGTCTCGCACGATTAACTGAACATCATCGTTATCAGTCAATATGACCTTAGCCACACCGTCAAAGAAGATGTTAGGTTGACGACCAGCCGCAGACAACAATACCGGATTAGTATTCGGAATTGAGTTATTAACGTCCGAATAGGTAGTCTTTGGAGTGGTAGTACCTGACTCGTAGAAGTACAGCTTGCCCTCAGCTAAGGGGTCGCCAGCGTTGTCTAAGTATTGGTCGAAATCACCGAATCGTGCCATTGTAGTTTCCTATTGTCCGTTAAAGCTGTTGAGCAATTCTCGCATTGCTTTGAACTGAGCTTCTTGATTAACACCTCTAACCTTGTTTGTAGCAGCTCTTGCCGCAGCACTAATAGCCTGACCAGTAGTAGTTGGAGGGGCATTGCCGATGGCTTCAGAAATTTGACCAGCAAAACTCGTATCAGCTTTAGTGCCAAATAATCTATCAAGCTCCATTGTGAAAGCAGCTTGGTTGATTACATCATCATCAAACCCGCCGCCATACTTATTACCTAGAGTTTGCATCTCATTTAAAGAGTCTAGCAGTCTACCTCGGCTCTGAATGTTTGAGCCAAGCCCTCGGAGTTTTGTGCCGATTGCTGTAGCTGCATTAGGGTTGCTCATGTCTATAGTGCGGCCCATGACACTTTGGAAGTCATCCATCGCTCTAATAGTTTCGGCGTATTGAGTATTGGCCTGATTATACCCTTCAAAGTTACTATCTAATACTTCATCTAACTCACGCCTTAGCTGCTTGATAGCTCTTTCAGCTTGCCCTGATAAACCCTCTACTTGCTTGCCGTAGGTAACTTGGTCATCAATAAACTTCTTAAAGGTATGGACTTCATAGGCAGTCATATCTCTTGGGCTACGCATCCTCTTGACCATTTGATTCAAGATTCTTTCTGCGCCTGCCAAACCTTCAATAGTAGAGCCTGCAAAATCCAAAGTTAAATCATCTTTCAGGGTAATACCCATATCATTAAGATTAGCTTCAAAATTATTAACAGGCCCATCAAAGTCTACATATTGATTCTTGAGATTATTTCTTGCATACCGATCAATACTTCTTCCGGCCTTTTTGTTGGCTTCTTCAATTGCTTTATATCTTTTAAGCATTGAGTTGCCAGCAACATCAGTAGTTCTATTCATCATACTGAACTTCTTGTTGCCTGTAGCCCTTTCCATAATTTTTAATGACTCAAGCATATTCCTACGATCTGTTGGGCTGGCCTCACGGATCATAGCTATCAAGCCTTCATCAAAGCCTTGTCTAACCGCTTCTTTCTGAACTGGGCTTGTAACTAACCTGCGAGGAGGAGTTACTGTCTGTCCTTCTTGTGCAGGAATTCTTCTCTCTACAGGAATCTCACTTGCTGCCGCAGGAGTTGGCGCACCCTCTTTCCAGCTTGCTGGAGGCAATTCTTCAAGTCTATATGGCGCAGTAATGTCACGAGTAGCCTCTATGCCACCTTGCTCCATACTAGCTTGAGCTTGCCTAGCGCGTGTAGTGGAAGGCAGTTCTACTCGTGAAGCTGTTCTAGCTACTGAAGGTGCGGCTAATCTGGTAGGAACGCCAACGCCAGCGATATTAGTAACAGCAGCAATATTTCTGGCAGCCCTTGGATTTTCTTCAGAAAACCTATTCCAAGCCTCACCGCCAGCCTGTAACGCTTCTTTACCCGTCTGCATTAACGGTTGGTCAAAGAATATACCAAGCTGTGTCATCACTTCGTCTTCTACAACATCAGGTGTCACATAAGACACGCCTTGTCCAAGTTTGGTAATGCCTGCGCCAATTATATCACCTAAATAGCCAGCGCCTTGTCCTGCTGTTTGCATGACCCCTTCGCTGAGAGATTGGTCACCACGAAGCGTAGCATCAAAGATGTCGCCCATGTTGCGACCACGACCTGACTCTGCACCCATTGCATCAAATGCTGCTTGAGTAGCTCCAAGCGCTGCCTCACCACCCATACCTATAGGTTGTGCAACAGGCTCGGCAGGAGTGCTAGTCCTTTGCTCTATAGCTGCAATAATCTCATTCTCTGGTGTCCCTGCTGGAAAACTAACAACACTACCATCGGGGAGAGTTACCTCAATCATTTCTTCCATTGATTACTGCCCCTGTGGTACGAGAGTTTTTGTTGCTGGGTCGTAAACAAACCTACCAGACGTAGGTGTCCCCGCAGGAGGAGATTCTTCGGCAAACTCGGCCTCAATATCTGCAAGATTAAACTGAAGCGCTGCCTCAATTTCATCTGCGGTTTCGTAATCTCCACGAAGTTCTGCTCTGCGTATCGCTTTTTGCGCTGAGTTTTCTGCTATTGCAAGCGCGTTGTTAAGCAAACGCTTATTAGTATCTACGCTAGAACCAAAGCCTGCTTCAATCGCTTTAAGTGACTCACCTTCTTTAGCTGTAAACGCTGCCCCGAAAGTAGCTCTTAATTGAGATAATACCGCCTTACCCAAGTTGGCAGACAATTCACCTTCGTCACCACCTTCAACACCAAATAGCTTTTTAGTAGCAAGAGCAACACGGTTAAACCCGCCAGTTTCCACTCTATCAAGCAGCGCCAAAGATCGGCGTAGCACTGCCGTAGAATTAGCCGCATCCTGACCTTGGTTAATAATTCCTTGCGCCCTTTCTTCGCTGCCTGTTGCTTGCGCTTTTCTTGCAGCAATTTCTCCTTCTCGGAGTATGCCGCTGTCATACCCTTGCCTAATAACTTCTTGTCTTTGTGTTGGATCAGTTACCTCTGTGCCTGAGGTGTCGTAAACACGGTTACCAGTGCCTGTTACTTGTATGTAAGAACCATTAACAAAACGAGTCAGACCCTTTGCGCCTTCTTCGCGCGTTGCGCCGCCATAGCGCATAAACTCTTCATATTCTGGCGACCCCTTGGGAATGCCTGCTGCCTGAGCTTGTAATTCTAACGCACGGAATGACGCAGGAGTGCTTCCAGAGCCATAGACGTTATACAAACTACCGACAGAGTAAATGGTATCTAGCTGGTCTTTTAAACCTTTAATAGCCGTAGGGTCGCCAGCACGAGCTGCGTCAGCTAACTGAAGCATCTGCTGAGAGTCACGAGTATTCACACCCATCGGAGTCAGAATCTCTAGTCTATCTCTAGCGATGTCAGCAATAGACCCAAAATCGCCTTTGTCAAAATACTGCCTAGCAGTAGCAGCGTCTTGGAATAGAGTTTTCTTTCTCTCTTCCTCTCGCTTTAATAAAGCATCCTGACGCGCCGTGTCCATGTCAGCCATCTTCATCTTATACAGGTCTTCTTGCTGCATACGCTGCTGGAACTGGGGTATTTCGTTCTTAAAGGCAGCGCCTATTCCTGATAACGCTCTTGCTACGTCAACCATTATGCTAGTCCCTTAAGATTCTGTGGAGAATATAATGTAGGATTATAATTCATTGCCGCTTGTGGTTGTTGATTAAAGTACCCTTGAGGGAAGTAACCACCTACGTTCATGTTCGTGCCATAGCCACTAGGTTGTTGGTTGGTGTTTTGGTTGCCAAACAAGCTATATCCAGTAGCGGCTGCTTGTGCTGCATTGCCTACTTGATTTCCATAATCAGGGACAAACGCAGGAACATTACCTAGACCAACCATTGCGCTACCTGTGCCTGTCAGCATATTAGCCTGATTGCCGCTGTAACCTTGTTGCGCTTGTGCCTCGGCAGTGGCTGCGTTGTTTGTCAGGCTGTTGATGTAGTTCATCTGGCCCTGAGTCAAGTTGGCAAGGTTAGTGGCTTGGCCTTGTTGAATTCCACCGAGTAACTGGGCAACAGAGCCGACTTGATTTGCTAAGTCTCTACCTGCCTGTGTTCTACCACTAGCCAAGTTGATACCCAAATTAGATACGGTAGTTGCTGCTGGTAGACCTGTATTCAAGCCGTAGTTTGCTAATTGACTACCAAGATTGGTTCTAGTGTTTAATTGATTAACACCATAACCTTCAGCAAGTCTGGCTAGGTTAGTGCCTTGATTAAGGTAGGCATCCATTCCAGTTAGACCTTGCTGCTGGGCTATAGCTGACAGATTCTGACCTTGGTTCTGGTACAGGTTAGATTGATTCGCGCCTAGCTGAGACGCAATGTTAGCCAAGTTTGTACCGCCTGTAGTGGCAACATTTGACGCATTGCTTGCAGCGTTAAACCCCTGTCCTGACAATGCACCTAGATTTTCTATCTGCTGCTGAAGTCCTTGTGAGGCTAGACCCTGACCAAAGCGCTGTAATTCTCTTTGCACATTGCCGCCACCTAATCCACCAGTAGCCGCTGCGCCAGAAAGGTTAGCCCTCATGCCTTGTTCGCGCAGGAACGCCATCTGTGGCGATTCTTGATACGCTTGATTGAATGCGTCTTGTCCTAACGCTCCTGACAACGCAAGCTGCTGTTGTAGGGCCGTAGTGCCTGCTTGAGCGTAAGGATCAAACATAGCCTCAGCTCTACCAAAAGCGTCTGTAATATCGCCTCTAGCTTGAGTAGCGCCTGTTTGCAAAGCGTTCAACGCATCTGTTGTACCACCAGTAAGATCAGTTCTGGCTTGAGCCATTCCAGCATTTAACGCATCTAATCCGCTAGTAGTGCCTTCAGTAATGTCTGATCTTGACTGCTGATAAGAGCCTATTAATTCATCTAGCCCCTGATTAGTCATACCAATCAAATCAGCTCTACCAGCTTGGTTGATTTGGTTAAGCAGGTTTAAAGCGTCACTAGCACTGCCTGACAGAGCCATTTCAGAACCAGCTAATCCAGTAGGAATATCAGTCCCAGCAGCACCGTATGTTGTACCTGATCCTGCTAGGTTTACACCAGTTGGTACGTTTGTTTGATTAACTGCGGCTTGGTTAGCTCCGGCTTGATTAGCTGCGGATTGAGTGTCTGCGGTTTGAGTATTTGCGGTTGTTGTGTCAGCCACAGTGGAAGCGTTAATTTCATCCATGACTCGAATGACATCTGCTTCAGAAACACCGAACTGCCTAGCAGCTTGGGGGATAGTCATATTGCCAGAATCTATTGCAGCCTTGACCTGAATAGCGTCTTCCATGCTGTAGTCTTGGTCTGCCGCAATGTTACTAACAAATGAACTGGCTAACTGGTCTGGAGTGTAATTTGCGTTTTGAGCAAGATAGTTTGTCACATCAGAAACAGGCGCATCAAAATACTGTGCGACTTGATCTGAGGTGGCAACACCAGATGAAATTATTGATTCAAGTTTATTGACTTGCTCTGGGGTAAATGACCCTTCGGCATAGACAGACTTAGGAACGCCAGACACAACCTCCATGACAAAGCTGGGGTCTACATTAAAATGGCTAGATACATCAGAGATATTGACCTGACCTGTGTTGATTAGATCAGTCACAGTCTCCACTTGCTCTGAAGTATAAGTACCAGTAGGAGGAATAGATTTTATAATCTCTTGAGCCGCTGGATTATTAATATTCTGAATAGCTGGGTTTTCTGTCCCCATTAACACAGGAGGAAGCTGATCAGCGATACCAAGATCGGTTGCCGCTTGCGATATCATTTCTGGAGCAACGCCAAGGAATTCTCCCATTTGTTCCCTAGATACGCCTTGCTCTACAGCTTGCTGAAAGGTTTGCTTCTGTAATTCAACAGGGATTGGCTGTTGTTGTTCAATCAGTGCTTTTACCTGCCGAGCGTAATTTACTGGTGCAGGTGCAGTGCCAGCTAAGGGGCTTGGCGCTGGCGCAGGCGCTGGTGCAGGTGCAGTGCCAGCTAAGGGGCTTGGCGCTGGCGCAGGCGCTGGTGCAGGTGCAGGCGTAGGTGCGGGTCTTGGCGCTGGCGCAGGTGCAGGTGTTGGCGCTGGTCTTGGTGCAGGTGTTGGCGCAGGAGTAGGCGCAGGTCTTGGTGCTGGTGTTAGCGTTATCGTAGGCTCTGCCCTTGGTGTCGAGCGTGGTGCTGGCGACGGTGTTGGCGTTGCTGCTACCACAGGTGCAGGTGAAAAATTAAGAGCGGCTGCTGCGTCAACAACCATTGCTTCAGGAACACCCAAAGTTGAAGCTAGAGCTGCGTTACTCATACCTGACAAAGCCGCCTCTTGCAAAGCGGCACGTTGAACGCTTTCTGGAATAGGCTGGCTTTGACTAATTAGTCTTTGAATATCTTGAATAGCCGACATTGTTAAGGCTCCATTCCAGCGTTAAGGATTTTACTGACTTGATCTGTTGTAACTAATTGAGCTGCTTGGGCTTGAGGCGCGGCCTTACTGCCAATCGGTGCGCGTTTACCTTGCTCGATTTCATACTTACCGATGTTGTCGTAATGCCATCTACCGTAAGACTGAATGTCTTTGTAGTTGGGATTGTTAGGGTCACCAGCGCGAAGCTCTGGCAATTGTCTTATGTAGTCAGCCTCAATATCTGGATTCTCATCGAGATATGTTTGAATCTCATTCTGAGTAGTAGTGAAGGTATTTTTTAATGGCTCAATAGCTTTAAAATCTAAACCTTGAGGTTGCATTAACCCAGATAACGCAGCATAGTCCATCTGAGGAGACATAGCCTGCAAAGTGCTGTAATCCATGTCCTTACCAAGAATTGCGTTACGCTGAAGCTGTAGGCCAGCTAACAGAGCATTTTGATTCATCATGCCGCCTTGGTTGATCATCTCAGCAGTAGGCTGGAATGTCTGACCAGCTAGGCCAAGACCTTGACCTAAAGCCTGCTGACGCACCGCTTGGGCATTTTGGTATCCAACAGGCAATTGCTCCATTGCTGCTTTTGCATATTGCTGAGTCAAGGCTTTATCTTGCGCGTTCTGCGCCTGAGATTGCTCTGCAATTTTTCTGTTGGTTCTATTGCTCATGGCTGAACCAGCAAGACTAGCTCCACCCAATAATAAAGCTCCACCTACTGCGAATGCCATTATTCTTTCTCCAATAACTGTTCGGGGCTTAACCCCATTTGAATATCTAATAAATCGTAAGTTGGGATAACGTACTCTTGTTCAACCAAATCAACATCTGGCTCTTTATCCCACGGTAAGACATTAATCCATACCGCATCTTCGACTGCGTAAATAGCTTTCTTTACAAGCTCATTAGATACAAACGTATAAGGAGCTTCTATCTCAATTCTGCCTTGATCCGTTACAGCGATGACTTTCCCTTGAGAAAGAATATTCACATTAGAATACTTGTGAATAGCGCCAGTAATGACCACGCCTTGAGGAATGTGTAACTCTCTCGTGTACAAGCCGTGAGAGAAATAATGATTGCATTCTAGTGTTTCGACATCAATGCTATTGTCACTAGCAGCCATAGCGCCTTCAAGAGCTTCCATTCTTTCTCTATGATCTTGATCTATAACCGCTTGCACAATAAATTAGCCTTATTGAATTTGGTTAATTTTACCACACTTAGACAGCAATCCAGCCTTGAGATGTATCGCCTGCAATGGATGGCTGCATCTTTCTGTACTCTATAGACCCACTAGAACCATTGGCATCTATGTATAAACTGTACTGCCTAGCCTCTACCACGCCTTCTGGCGACCCTTCCCCGATAATAGGAATACTGAGACTAGCGTCTTGCGTAAACTGTCTGAACGGCTGCTCCATAGTCCCATCTGCTTGTACGATAGGCTGGGCTGCGTTAAGTCTTGGGCTTGTCACTTGTCACCGCCGATAATATTGGCAGTCAGTTGAATAATCACAGGCTTCACCGCATCCGTTAAGGTGAATCGGAATATCTCAAACCTAGCCGCCCTGCCGTTCCGTCTCCAGATAGCCCTTCGGCTGTACTCACCGATCTTACCTATGCTGCGAGAGATAGCGCCACTCCAAGTCTTGCCATCCTTTGACCGTTCTAAGGTTATCTGCGGATCAATCACATTCTCATTGCCTACACCAGACTCAACAGTGAGTTCTAATGAAGGGAAAAACACAGACTGCATATTGTTCTGGAAAGGCTGAGTTGCCACCCTGCGGACAATAGTATTCTCATATTCTGTGTAGACGTTTTGATCGAACTGACCAATGCGACCGTCAATGATGTCGCCACATAAAATCTGGTTGTATGCCTTTACTACAGAAGCCACTCTCAAAGCCCCTAACGAGCCTGCTATGAACGATTTACGCTCATGCCACCTTTGGCTAGTGGTATCGTAGACAAGCGTTGTAGAAGGCAGGGCGAAGCCTATAAAGTACGCTCCTTTGCTGGCGTAGGCCCATGAGTAAATACTGGCAACCTGAGTATCTGATAGCTTAGATAAAAGTGAATCAATGGCTGTAGTGGAAACCTTGACTGTACTGTTGCCGTTCAACGCCCAGATAGCTGGCCCTTCATTCTCTCCACCGCCGACCCACATGAACGTGTCTTGCGCGTTTACCAATGAGTACGGAGCGTAGCAGCCTTTCTGAAGGAATAGACCTGTACGTTGGAAAGGGAAGTCAGCACCACCAATGTTTTGAAACGCCTCAAAGGTCTGACCACCAGAGATGAATAGTTGGTTCTTGTAGACTACAGGAGCAACAATGTCATCAGGGTCGGACTCGGCTGTACCGAAGTCTAAGGCGTTGTAGCTCAAGCCGTCATTGATGGAGCTTACTATGAACTTCTTAGAATCTGTGGTGATTAAGAAGTAGCCATCTATGAACACTACAAACTGTGGAACACCATTCGCAGTGAAGTCCGAATCTGTGATTTGACTAAACGTGTCAGTAACGTGGTTGTAGATGTAACCGTTACCATTAGGAACAAGCACCATCAATTGTGTGCCGTTGTCAGCCATAGAGACTCTGACAGTCCCTTCAACATCGCCGATGAACGTCAAAGTGTAATCATCACCAGACTCATCTAACCTATAAAGCCTTTCGCCATTGACGAAGTACGGCTTACCCGCCATCTCGTGCGACCCACGGTTGACGTTATCTAGTACGCCCGAGGTAGCGAGTTGAACAATGCCTTCAGTGCCGAATAGAGTTTCTTGAGCCAATCCAGCACCCTGAACAACATTCGGATACCAGTTCGTACACTCTTGAGCTGCGATAGGCAGAGAGTCTGATACATAGAAACCATTCGCTATGGGTAACTGAGTCACAGGCATTAAAGCGCCCCTATAATGGCATCCAATACAATCAAGTTATCAGTTGTGGATTCGTTCCTGACGAATATCTCAACGTAGTCACCTTCATCTAACTCAAGGTTTGCGAAGGTTGCAAGGCTTCTGTAGAGGCTGCTAGACGTTGTGGTAGTAGTCTTAGTAGATGGAATGACAGTGCCATTTAACGCGATGTACATGGACACTGTGTGGTTTGTGCCGCTGGCTACAGTCATACTGATAATTGCATTGATAATGTGTCTAGCAGTATTGCCAGTATGTGTGATGCGTCCTGTAGTGTCGCCAGTGTACCCAGCCTCATCGCCTACTATAAACGTACCAGCTACCTTGACTGGTGTTGCTGTCGCAGCAATGACTGTTTCTGTGGCATTGCCATGCATGGTAACGCTGGCGTACTCAGCAATACCTTCTTGAGCAATGGTGACGTAGTTATCCGTAGAGGTAAGTGAAATGCCATTACCAGCCACCAAACTTGCAAACACTGGCTGGTCTGCCGTAGTGCTTAGGAATAGAGGAGTACCAGTGCCGTCATTTACAAAGTTGTGTGAGAGTTTAATCCCATTCTCTGCTGAGACATTAGCATTAACACCAGAGCCATTTTCTATGGTTCTGATCTTATTAACAGTTCCATCAACATCAAGCACAGGTGCGCCAGTTACCGCTCCGTCTTGGACTATAGAGCCAGTAACGCCAAGGTTAGCTACGAAGTTGTCATAGCTGATCTTGTAGTTAGTACCGTTTACAACGTAGTCCAGATAGCTATTAGCTAAGACTGTGCCTTGTTGAATAAACTCACTCTTCTTGCGACCTTGTGAATTACCCGCCATTAGTGCTGACCTCCAAACCGATTGCGCCTGTAGTCTCGGCGAGTATTTCCTGCTCTGCGTCTGGGTAGAAGTGTCCGTTCAATCCGTAGGACTCATCCTCATTACCAGAACCCAAAGGCAACGTAGCAGGCAACCTGCTTGCCCTGATTCTCTGACCTATTGTCCTCATGGTCTGCATACCCTGACGCGCTGCCAGAGCTAGACCCTCTGAAACCACTCCTCCATAGTCAGGCGCGACTTCAATCGCCATGTTAGCGATGATGCCTCTTAATGCGCCAGTGGGGACTGTGACTTCATCACCGAGGCTATCAACCACGGTATAACCCAGCATAATGCCCTGAGCATCTAACTGAGCCATGTAATTATTTAGTGCGAAGATATAGTCTTGGTACTCATCTGGCTCAAGAGGAGCTTCAGATGCTTGTACAAGTATCCTCTGTAGGGATGCCTTTGCAACCTGCGCGACAGTAGCCATTACTCGTATGTAGCTCCTTTGTTGCGCTTCTTAGCAGTCTTAGCTGCATCTTTAAACGCTTGATCCGTTGGTGCGCCTGTTTCGCCCGCGCTACGCATTCTACCGCCTGACTTCTTTTTTGCAGCCCTGCGCTTGTGAATGTTTTCGTATAGTCCAGCCATTATTCGTACCTTGCAGATTTAGCGCCCTTACACTTCCAGCGCTTGCGACTTAGGTTATTTGGCGTATTAGGATCGTTCTGCTTCTCTTTAGGCAATCCTTTCTTGATGCCTAATGATCTAGCACAGTATGAGTCGCCCTTCTTTGTACCAGCGCGTACTCGTGGCCCACCGTCACTTGCTTTGCCAGATTGTCCGTAAGAAACTTTCTTTCCAGACTTGGTGACTTTGACCTTAGCTTTGCCTTTACTTGGTTTTGCCATAAAGAATCAGGGGGCCGAAGCCCCCATCCTCAGTCAGTGCTATACACCGAAGCCTTTACCCGCAAACAGCGGATTGAAGGTTGCGTATGCAGGGAGTAGGTCGAAACGAATCTTTTGAGTATTCGCGTCACCGTCTGCGTACTTAGATACTCGGATTGACATACCGTCGCTAGTAGTAGCGATAGTGTCAGTTGAGTAGAGCTTAGGTAGCTTAACAGTACCCATGCCGAACGCCTGCTTCGTGTAGAAGAGGTTAGGCTGGTACAGAGTTGAAGCAGCGCCAAGGATCGTTACAACCGCAGCCTGTGCAGGAGCAGCGTCTACGTTGTTGTACTGACCGTTAGCTTCGTAGATAGCAGCACCTGAAACAGTGATAGTCGCAGCGTTGCCAGCGATAGTCACGTCTTCGAGTACAGTGCCTGTCCAAGGCACAACAGCGCCTGAAGCATCAAGCATAGGCTGACGAGTAGCCACGTTGAGACGGTTAACGCCCGCAATAGTTACCATGTCACCAGCTTTGATAGTACCAGTACCCAGACCGCTCAAAGAAAGAACCTGAGTCATAGTGTCCTTAGCTGTGACGTAAGTTGCGTCAGGAGCAGTAGCCAAAGCGCCTTCACGGTCAGTAGTAGTACCTGAAGTGTAGCTAGGCAGTGCGTTAGAAGTAAGCGCCATCATTCCGCCGAAAGACTGGCTGATCTGTGCTTTTTCCCATGCTGTACGAACAAGGCCATCAGCCGCATTCAAACCGTTCTGAGCTGAAGACAGCGCAGTAGTAGTGAATGGGTTCATGATGTAATACTTCTCGTCGCTCATAGGAACGCCGATAGAGTCCATCAATGCACCAGCGCCTGCAACGTCGCCCCAAGCATCTACGGCAGTGCCGTGAGTACCATACTTGAGTGAAGCGTTCTTGTTCATGTACGCGCCAAGATCTAGCTCAAGGTCAGTCACAATGCGACGGGCCATTGGCTCAAGGATTTGGTCGAGTTGGTCTAGCTCAAGAGCTTCTTCAACATTGCCCCACTCAGTAGCGGCAGTGAAGTAGTCTTGTACTGTACCAGTTGCCTTACCTGCAATGATATCGCTCTTAGTGCTTGAGCTAATGTCACCGCCAGAGGTACGGATTGAGTTGTAGTCGTGAGGACGCTTGAAGTCCACGTTTGAACCCGATGAAGGGTTGAACTTGCCTGACAACAGTTGAGTGTTGACAGTCTTAGTCAGAACTCGTGATGCCTCGAATGCTTCTAGGAAGACCCGAGCCACTTTCCGAGTGACGTTACTATTGAGATTGTTAGCCATTTTTAACTATTCCTATTCAAATACTGCGCCTTGCGGCCCTCTAGGTTTGGGGGCTTTACCAGCGCCGTGTGGTTGCTCCAAAGGATCAGGAGCGTTATTTACCTTGGGTTTAAGAGCAGCAGCTTTCTGCTTGACCGTCGTTGCTACATAAACTGCCGCCTGTGTAGGTGACATCTCGCGTAGCTTCTCTAGCTCTAAGAGGTTCTTAGACAGGTAAGTAGTAATCAATGGCCCTTGGTCTTCTTCCAGTATGTACTGAACTAAGTCCTCGTGAATGCCAAACTGCGCTACTGTGTTACCTGCTACCTGTAAGTCCTCTGACTTAATCCCTAGACTTGTGGCCTTCTGGGAGTAAGACTGAACCCTCTCAGTCAGTGCTTCTTGCTGCTTTTGTTGCTGCTGATAGTGCAGTTGTTCTTTCTGCTGTTTCAGCATTTGCTGTTGCTGATCGAACGCAATAGCTTGTTTGAGTGCCTCATCCCTTAGATACAGTTGCCGTCTGTATTCCTCATCGGATACTGCAAACGGGTCTGGTATTGCTGGGACGTTAGGTCGCCTCTGTTCAGGAACTTTAGCCTCTAACTCTTCAAGCCGTTTCTTCAGGGCTTCTGCTTCCCGCTCCTTCTCTCGGAGCTTGAAAACCTTCTTCCCTACAGCCTCATCAAGTATTCGCTGCTGGTCTTCGCTGAACGTGATATGTTTCTCTGGGGTCTCCCCCGCCTCCGGTGCTGATTCGGTATCCTGATCCTCATCAGAATCTTCAGTCTCTACTACCTCCTCTTCTGTGGTTACGTCTTCCTCAGAATCGTACTCGTAGTTATCCTCTGGTTGCAGCTTGCTCATAATATGCCCTTTATAGGTAAATGCCCTGAATAGGTCAGGTGGCCTAAGCGCGATTATAGCATAGTGTGGTAAAAAGCAACACTTAGAGGTAAATTAGGCTAACTAATGGCGAGATACGCCACGGAGGATGTATGAGCGACTTGTATGAAGTATTTGAGACAGATGACCCAGAGCAGATGCACGACATACTGTTTGATGTGATAGGACAGCTAATAGAGGCTGACAGGGCCGGAGATGGCCCTATCATTGAGGAGTTGTGGGATAAGCTAGATGATATGGTTACAGAGCTGGTTGGGGCTGTGTAGGCTCTTCCTGCATATCTCGCAATGAAGACACTGCGCCTAAAGCTCCAGCGCCAGTAGCTATAGGAATCATATATGTCTTAGTGACATCGTATGGGTCAAAGATAGACGCCACTTTGCCTAGCTTTGGATGATCTACAAAATAGCCAGTGTAATTACTATCTGCTATGCGTTTCTCTGAACCAGTTGGGTCGTTTGGAATCCATAATTTATCTGGGTCTTTTCTAGCGTCATAAAGCAATTCAGGTTCAATCAACACTTCGTTTTGAATAGAGCCTATTCCCACCTCTCGTCTATATGGATTCTCCGATGCAGGGATACCATAATACGATCTTTTGACGAAATCTGGGCTTCCCGCTCTATTACGTTCTGCACTTCTCCCAGATAAGCCTCGTCCGTACATTTCTGGGTCGACTCGCTCAATGGGTTGGTTTGATCTGTGGATGATTCGTAACTTTCCATCATCCGTGATTGCTCCTTCAAGTCCTGTTTCACCACGGCGCAAAGCATCAAAAAATCTTTCTCGCTTATCGTCATTGATGATTAAACCTGATTCAGATGCGTATCTAGGCATTAAGCCTGTTTTTTGATCTGCGAATACCGTGTCGTCAATACTGGCGGTTCTATTGCTTTCGCCATAAGGTCCGTAATTCAGCCAAGAGTTTTGCCCTCTAGTCTCTGACGCTAAGGCTCTTCTTGCTAATGGAGAGTAAAGCCCTGCATGAGATTGATAAGCGTTTTCCTCACCCATCGCTCTAAAGCCAACGCCTGACTTACCATGCCCATAATAATCATGAACTGCCCTAAAAATATCATTGGCTAGGGCTGGCTGACCACTAATAGTATACCCTGTTTCTGCTAGTAAGGGGTTGTTTTTAGGGTCAAAATCAGCATTTGAGCCAAATCCAGACCTAGTAGGGAAGACGCCTAAACGGTTATTTTCTGCCATATCTATAAGGGATAAATAAGGACTTGCAGCGTAAGGATCAACATCATTTATAAAGTACGGTTCTATGCCTTGGGCCAGCATTTGATCGTATTGTCCCATAGTCTCATTTATCATTTGCTGATAAGCACGTTGGACCTCTGGGTTTTCTGGTGCGTGAAGCATTCTGTCGTATTCTCTAGCCACCATTTCTGCGCGTGGCTGGTCCACTCTGGTGTATCTTGCCATTGGCGTATATGGCACACCAGATAAAGCTGAATACTGTTGTGCGGCCTCTTCTACCTGCGGGTTCGGACCAATCTGCACCGTTCCTAATTCTGGGATGTTGGGTCTGCTTGGCGCCCCTTCTAGCGGAACTCCTCCTATCTGCTTAATCCCGTCAATCTCTCGCAGCGATGAGCCAATTTTTTTTACGCCTTTAGCCGCCACATCCCCCACAATAGGCAACGCACCAACAGCCGCAGCCGCAGCGTTAATCCCAGTGCCTACCATGTCGCCTTGGTTGTACGAAGTGCGTATATCGCCTATGCCTACAGCGTCACCCACAATAGGCGTAAAGTCTATGGCTGTCTCAATGCCTTCTCCAGCGTTGATAAGCCCTTGCCTATACCCGCCGCCTATACCGCTATCGTCAATCCACTCACGCAGCTTGCTACCTATCGTGGCTCGGAAGTTAGGGTTGAATGGATTGATAGACGGAGAGAAAGGCTTCATTTCTGCGCCTTTCCACGGTATCCCCATTGAGTCTAACTGTTCTTGGGCAAGCTCCTGATTGGTCTTAGCCACCGTTAGCAATCCTCATCAAATCAACCGGACTCATCATGCTTAACTGAGCCTTTCGCTGTTGTTCATCCATCATGTCAGACATCTTCCTCTGGTTGTCCAGATTCTCGCCCATTGCCTGAGCTGCTGTCTTGTCTACTGTGGCGTTAGCCTGCTGTGCTTTGATCTGCGTCTCCATGCGCTTAGTCTCAGCGTTGAAGGCATCAATGGCATTATCTGCTTGGTCGCCTACAGATTGGCTCTGGAGCTTCTGCGCTTCAAGTTGTAACTTCATCTGCTCGTTCTGGAGCTTCTGCATCTCTATCTGTGACCGCATCATCTCGGCCTCAGCCTTGAGTTGCTCGGCCTGTGCTAGAACCATTGCAGGGTCTGGAGCTTGCTGGCCTTGCGCCATCATCTGCGCTTGCTGCATCTCCATGATTTCCTCTTCGGTCATCTGTGACTGAGGAATAACACCTTGCTGGAGCATCTGCGACCGCTTCCTCTCGGCTATCTGTGAAGCCGCAGGAGTATTGACACTCTGTAACATCAGGTCGCCAGCTATCTGCATGATGGACGGATCAACCTGTGCTAACGCAGTGATGGCTTCAATGGTCTCTTCCTGACGGTTCTTGTAGCTAGGGCCAGCCTTACAGATAACGTCATACGAACCAACAGACAGATCATTGATAACCACTATCTCACCAGTGGCGTTGTCTATCACTTGTTGGTTGAGGTCAGCCATGTCATACGACTCATCTTCACGCAGGATTCTGACAGTTCTAGTGGTGTCGTAGACTTTAGGGATAGCGTCCTTGATCAACCGACCAGTAGCAGCGATGGCTATCTCCATTGCTCGGCTGTACTTGAACGTGCCATTGTCGCCCTTGTTCTGGAGTTGACGTATAGCCACACCTGATTGAGCGTTAGGGTTGTCGCCCATGTTAGCTGCAAACATACCCGCAGTGGCGTTGATCATGCCCTGCATGGACTGAGCTATCAGACTCAGACCCTGATTGACCTGCGCCCCACCCTGTTGTTGTGGGATGGCAGGAAACTCTGGGTCAGGGTTGAAGAACTGAACAGGATCGGAGTTGGTGTTGAGAGTACCTAACTGATCCTCATGGCCCGCAGCCTGAGTAGGAGTCATCCAGTACTTAGCCCTTGGAGCTAATGCGCCTTCCTCAATAGACCGAGACATTGCGTAGTTCAATACACGCTGCGGGTCTAGTAGCTTCTCAACCACGCCCCAGTACAGAGTCTTGCCTTCAAATATCTTGAAGTTGCCATACACAGGAATGACAGGGATTCTATTGAACACAGTGTCACGGTCATCTTCTAGCCAATCCTTGTTATCAAAGAACCTTGAGCATACCTTATGAACCTTGCGAGTCCTTCTGCGTACTTCTGTAACCCCGATCATGGCTAGGTCATCTACGACCTTCTCAAAGTCCTCGTTGACCTCGTGAGTCTGACCGTTGGACATCATGACCAATTCGCGTTCTTCTGACTCCATGTATAGGAACTCACCAACAACAATAGCCTCAGCCTTGTCGTAGTAAGCATCGCCTTCACGGTCATCAGGGACTGACTCACCTGAGCCTTCAGGCCATCTGTTTTCGTACTCATCAATCGCCATAGGATGCAGGACAAACGCATACCTTGAGTCTGACTTATCCTGTAGCTCAGCAGCAGGGTCGAACCATACTCGGTCTACTGGGTTGCCAACCTTCTCAATCACTATGTCCTGATCGAATGAGTTGTCATCAACAAACTTCTGACTGACGCGCCACGCATCAAAGCCACCAGTCACCATGCCTCTGGCTGCTTGTGAGTAGATTTGCTTAGCGTTGGAGATGTTTTCAATGTTGCGGATCAAGCCGTCGTAGGTAGAGGCTATGTCTTTAGTAGCATTGCCACCAGCGGGACTGACACGGATATCAAAGTCAGCCTGCTCAATCTCTGAGGCTACCTGATCCACAATAGGATTCACGTTGTCAAAGGTGTAGCGTGGCTTGTTCTGGTTAGCTTCCCACCAGTACGGTTCCCACTGACCATCCCTCTTATCCAAGAACAGGTGAGACTCACGAGACATCTCACGGTTGTCGTGGTCTGCCTCCTGACACGCTGAGAGAAGATTCAACACGCTCTGGTGGTCATCGTATTTGTCTTTATAAGACAGATCATCCTCGGTCATCTGTGCCGATTCTTCTTTCTCTTCGTATCCATTTTCGTAGGTAGCCATTAGCCCCAGCCCTTAAAATTGATTTTGACAGCCTGCTTCTGGACTGCCTTTGGTGAAAACATTGACATCATAAGCGCGTCACCCATGTTAGGAGACGGTAGCTCATACGGCTTCTTAGCCATGTCTATCTTCGACATAATCTGGATTTTACCATTGTTTGAGCGTTTTTGCGGTATTCTGCACACTTCACTTCGCAATTGATCTAATACGTCAATATCAGATGATAGGGAGATTATATCATCAGGATTGACGTACTCACCCTTCACGACTGCTCGGTAGGTAGCCTCAAACCTATCCCTTAGCTTCCACCAATACTGCGCCCTTTTGTTAAAGAACGTGTCCTTGTTTGTTTTGGAGTCTTTGCCACTATACGGTACAGCGGCATCATCAGGAGTCTCTGACCCACGGAACTGGTGCTTCTGCATCTTGGTGGATTCAAGCTCTTGGTCTACCTGACGCTTGAGAGAGATGCCCAAACCGTCACAGTCCCACACAAACCAATCAGCTTGTGATTGCCGTGCCTTTTGTAAAGCCCAGTCCATGCCTTCGCCTGAATCGCCTGTTACCTTTTCACACACTTCTAAGACTACCGAGCCTTTCCGGAGGGCGAACCCTTTGGAATCACCACCCTCGTCTGAGGGGTCGTGTGAGGCTATCAACGCACCAGACGGCTCAAAGCCCAACTTCTTGTGTGCGTCTATGGCTGCATCATACCACTCTGTCGCGATGATATTGTCCTCAACGGAGTCATAGTACTGGCCTTCCCAAATATGCTCGAACAGAGCAGGAGACATCAACGCTCTGTCATTCTCCATCTCTTGCTTGAGGACATCAGGGGCGAATGGATTATCAGCCATATTGATAACGACTATAAGATGCATATCATCTTCGTAAAAGCCATCCCTTCTGAGCTGCTTCTCATACGGCTTGATGAACCGTTGGCTAAACGCATCCACACTTGATCGGGGATTGGCACTGAACCATAGCTCTGATCCTTCCTCACGGAGAGTAGGCGTTAGAGCCTTGAGGGAGTTGAAGGAGATAGTCTGGGCTTCCTCTACCCAGAACCTTTGGAAGCCGTGCATTGACTTCACACCCTCTGATTTAGCGAGACCACGGAACTTAAACGCTGGCTCGTCATTCAGGAGGATTTGGTTGTTCTGCACCTCAAAGCCTTGGAGGTTGAGGCGTTCTATCTCTGACTTGAGCAAAGCATGAACTGAGTCATCTATGCTGTTTTGAAACTCACGGAAGCAGGCAGTCTTAATCCCCTTGGTCTGTGCGTCCATCAAGCACATATCAGCGAAACTCATGCTCTTCCCACTTCCCCTTCCGCCCACAGCACATTTTATGCGTTTAGGCTTGAGAAAAGGTTGCAGCTTCTTGGGGATTTGCATCTTAGGCATTTATTCGTAGGTCGCCTTCTTACGCTTCGCCTTTGACATAGCAATTGCTATCGCTTGCTTTTGGGGCTTCCCCGCTGCCATCTCGATCTTGATGTTCTCGCTGATGCCCTTCTTGCCCTTCTTCTTGCTTGCTGGCATTTCCGAATATCCTGTCGTAGTTGTCTAAATACTTCTGAACCTTGTATTTGCGTGGCCTAGAACCTTTGCCACCTTCCCACGGCCCTGTACTCATTCCACCACCTCAATAGTCCAATGGTTGTCTATCTCAATGGGGTCGCCGTCCCTGCCAGTAAGCTCGGTACGCTTAGTCTCTGTCCATCCTGCTTGGTGAGACAGATAGAACTTAGCAGCGTTGATGTCACCATCTAAAGCCTTCGCAGCCAGTGACTTGGCTATCTTGGTTATCCCAAGAGCCTTGCCTTTACGGTATGCCTCAGCAAGTTCGGGCTGGCGCTTAAAAGCTGAGCGTAGAGTCTCAGGAGTGCAGCCTAAATAATCAGCTAACTGCTTTTGAGATAATACGTCAGCGAGTTCTTTTGTCTCTTGTATCTCAGCCTCAGTAAAGACTCTTGGAGGTCTTCCGTCTGGATTCACTGGTCTAGCTCCTGTAGGGTTTTCCTGATTGTATCATGACTTGTTCTTCTTAGCCGTGTACTTGGCAAAGGTCTCATCACGCAGGGCTTTGTTTTCATGACCGTCACTAAATGACTGAGGAGGAAAGACTTTAATCTTCCCGCCCTTGGCTAGATACTCTTCGGTTTCCTTCTGGATTCGTTCGCTGATCCAAGAGTTGTCTTTCATAGTGCGATGTCCATGTTAAATAGTATCGGCAGTCTTAACTTCCTGCGTTGTTCTCTACGAGCTAATGACTGCTTTATTTCCTTGTAGTCATTATAACTTATTGTTTTACCTTGAGATAGTGTTTCATGCGCCATCATCAGCATGGTGTCATCCCAATCGGCTTTCTTGTTTAATAACCAGTGACGGTCGTATTCCGTCTTGAATGGCTTATCAAACAGTACGTCTGGCTTCATGCCAAGGGCTTGTACTATCTCTGGGCCTTTAGCGCCACAGGCGTGGCAGTACATCAAAACCTTATCTTCAGCCTCCTTGATGGACATTGAAGGGTTGTTGTCCCCATGTACTGGACAGCAGGCCACATAGTTCTTACCTGACCTTCTTACCTTATCTAAACTACCAAGAATACGTTCTAGGTCTATCATTTGCCATTCTCCTCTTAATGTTAGTGTGGGTGATGAACCCTCTTACTTCGTTGGTTACTGGCTTCGGAGTTCTATCGACTCCCTTGGGCCATACACCAAACTTCTCTTTATACTTGTGACTAGCCCAGCCTTCTGCGTAATTATGATCTTTACCGTACTGAACCAATTGCCCCATCCATGCTGACTTGTCTTCTACCTTGAAGTCCTTGCCTGCCTTCTTGAGCATTGTGCCGTCATCCTTGAACACAGGGTCTCTTGATGGGATGGTATATCCACAAGCACAAGCCCTGCCTTGGAACGCTGCTGAACACACAGGACAATCTCTGGTTATCTTTTCACGTTCGTCTTTTTTGAGTTGCTGACGCTCAGAAAACTTTTGAGTACCGTCGTCTAATTTAGACGGAACAATATCCTCTGGAAAGCCGAACGTCTTTAGATTTGAGGCATGGTCTAAGTAGGTGGCCTTCTCCTTACCCTCTGCGATTCTCCAGATTCTGCCTGCCCTTTGGACAAAGGCTATCGGAGACTTCGTGGGGAAGCAGTCTATCAGTATCTCTACGGAAGGGTCGTCGTATCCTACACCGAGAAGGCGGCTACAGCACAGGACTTTACACCGTCCCGACCTATGATCGTCATAGATATACTTCCGCTCCTCATCGCCCATGTAACCATCTATGTGCAATGCAGGGATGCCAGCAGCGTTGAACCTTTCTACCATTGACTTGGAGTGTGCTACCGATGGACTAAAGGCTATGGCTTTCCTCTGTAAGTCATTGGAATGCTTGCGGTAATTCTCCACAATATCCCCGTTGAACGTGTCATCGTCCATCATAGCCTTACCCAATGCTTCTGGGTCATAGTCTGAGCCGCCAGTAGATAGGGCTTTAGTCTTGATACCTTTGCGGTCTATGGACTTACCAACGTAATAATCCGTAGGACAGAGCCAGCCTTGATCCAGTAGCTGTCTGGTGGTGGTGGTGACTATCAGATCATCCCAGTGCAGACCGAGCGATTTGCTGAATGGCGTGGCGCTAAGTCCGATAAAGGGTACATTGTCATACCTTTTCATGAATCCCTCTACCAAACCTTTGTACATGGTATGGCACTCATCCACTATCGCTAGACCAAAAGGCAGGTGATTCCTCCGTACAGCCGTCTGGATGGACGCTATCTGAATTAGCTTACTAGGGTCATACCGTGGGTCATCGCCCTGTAAGACGCTGTATGAAGCTCCTAGGCGGTCAAACGTGTCCGTTGTCTGAGAAACGAGTTTAACCCTGTCACAGAAGAAGACAGACCGAATACCCTTCTCTGCTGCGTTCATCATGATATGAGCTGCTATCATGGTCTTACCCATGCTACATGGCGCTGCCAGCAAGGGTCGCATCTTACCTTTGCGTAGAGACTGCCTCAGAGCCTCTACTGCTACTTCTTGATGTGGTCTTAGCATTATTCTTTGCCTTGTCTGGTTATGCGCCTTTTGTGACGCTTTTTACACTTTAAGAAACATATATGGGTCATTTAGCACTTTAATGCGCCTCATATGACGCTTTGCGACACTTTATTGCTACAAGAATTTGAATTAATCATCAGAATAAATCAAGAGACTGCTGATTATTACCAAGCCAAACCGGAGCAGAGTTAAAAGATTCAATTCTCGCCGCTATATTGGAGGCTCTTTGTCCCGCTGATGGAGGCGCGTACATACCAAAGCGACTTAACTGGTTATTGTTTCTGGCAGCATTAGTGCTATCGGCAGATGCTAATGGCAGATTCGTGAATATACTCGGATCAAGCATCCTCAAGCCGTGCAGTTTAGCTCTTGGCCGTCCTTCTGAGTCGCAGCAGACACTCATTGCTTCACCCATTCTCGCCCACCATCCCTTTGTGTTCGGAGTAGCCCACTGACCAGAACTGCCGATTGCTACCCACTCAAATCTATCCACAAGCCATTCAAGCCACTCTAAACTCTCGTGAAGATGCCAGATAGGAACGCCTTTTGCTCTTAAGCCCATTCTCAGCCATTTATTAACGAGCTGAACATTCTCTTCTTCTGTTCCATCAATCTTGTCTGGGATTAAACACCAATCAAAATTTGGATGCCGATAAAGAGACTTTACCCAGTCCGCATAAGCATCAAAGTCTATTTCGCTGCCAGATTTCTTCCATTCACTAAAAGCGCCGTTATCAAGGACAAAAGACTGGCAGTTTTCCATAACCACATTCAATTGCTCTGGATGCGCAATACTTACCAGCCCGTGCCTTCCTCTCAGAAGTTCGGCAGCGTCTGTCGTTTTGCCTCCAATTGGTGTTCCATGATATTTAATCATTTTGTAACCTTTGTTGGAAATGAATCAATGAGCCTTTTAAGTTCTGACAGCTCTGGCATCTGAGGCTTTTGCCACGACTCATTTAAGACTGCATTGAGCTTCAGGCAATCGTCACAAAACATCGTATCTTTGAGCGACCTGACCCACTTTGGACAGCCTTCACAGCGCATAATGTTCGTAGTCATTTGACCTCCACTATGGTGATTTGCTCTTCCAGATTGTCACGAGCCACCTGCTCTGCTTCTGACTGCAAGAGAGAAGACTGGGATTCATTCCAGAGTCTTAACTGGATTTGCGCCGCTTCAGCTACCACATGGTCGTCTATGTACCATCCACGGAATTTCTCTATGCCTGCCTTATCCTTGGCACAGTAGCCAAACCTTTCACCGTTACGAGCTAAACTCCACATTAGAAGTCCTCCCTTCGAACACCGTTATAATCATACATATCCAACACAGGAACATCATGCAGGTCTGTGTACCTGTTCCAGATTTTAGACTCTAGGTCGTCCATGATGAAGCGCTTGGCTATGTCAAAATAAGGTTCATACTTGATAAAGAAGTCATCGTGGCTCATCTTTCCAGCAAATGCCTTAGCCATATCAACATGGAACTGCGCGTATACAGAGTTTGAGCTTTCATAAAACATTATCTCCTGAAGCTCGTCAGGGCTTTCCTCGGTCGCAGCAATGACCAGTTCGTTAGCGGCTGCGTCTGTTGCTTCTACGCAGCGGTTCTTAGGATCAACCAAATCTTCTAAGTTTGCGTCAATCGCGTCGATTAAGCTCATGTTACTCTCCACAAGTAATTTTTAGGTTTTTAAAGTCAGGCCAGCCAAACTCGCCACTGGTTTCTTTGAACAGGCACACCATCTCGGTGTATTCAGCAGAGGCGCGTTCTGCCTCTTCACGGTCAAACTTGCCAGCGAAGCTCATGCCAGCAATGGTAATGATTAAAGCAGCGATTAGGGTTAATTCTTTCATGTCAGTCTCCAATGCCCCCGAAGGGGCAGTCGGGTTAAAATGTGTTTCTAAGATAAAGATCAAGAAACTTTTCCTGCTCGTTTCTTGGCAGGTCATTTACTTCCGTATCTAACCAAACTGCTTGTTCTGGAGTGATATCCTCTCCCCAAAAGTTTGCGATGCTTAGTAGAGACTTTGCGTTATATATGTTGTTTTCCATAATCATTCTCCGTGGGTGTTTTCGTTGCTGTTGGGAGAATAATGCCTGAACCACATACCAGCGTCAACAGTCTGAGTTTACTTTATCATGAATTGTTTCTACAAATGTTTCCCTGCCAATCGCTTTTTCCACTGCATGGCACTCTGGGCAGTACCAGCAAACTCTGTATTTAACCATCGCTCCATCTGTTACTCGTTCCTTAAAGCCTATGACTTCACCCATTGTTTGACCACAGGGACAGGGCTTCTCAGATAAGTTATCCATTTGATTTCCTTCAAGTTTTTTCTGATAACACGAATTTTAGGCGCAACGGCCCTTTTTCCCCCGCAAATCACCCAGAGCCTTATACACCCTGACACTTGCGTCCGCCGTAGCGAAAGTCCTAAGACTTGGTACTCAATAAAACGCCCACCTGAGTGAGTCGCTTCCCCCTGACTTGACGCTTCACAGCGTGGAACAGTCAGCCACTATTGTATAAGTATCTCACCAGCGGTTCGTGGCAGTATCTTGCGATTTTGCGGTTGCCTGTTGTCAAGGGCCGAGACAGAGCAGGACATTGGTGCTGGTTTAATCTCCCATTTCTGGGGCTGAATTAAAAGCGACAGCTTGCATGAGCCAGAGTACGTCAGGCTTTGCCACACGGTCGGGGACTAGATATAGGGGAAAGGGATTGTGACAGGCACAAGATATTGTGTATACTTGGGCTGTCGGGTTTCTAACTTTCCTTCTCTAGTCGGAATTTAGGGCTGTCAACCCACCGACCCTTTGATGTTATTCTCCTTTGTACGAAATTGCAAGCCCCTCTCCACAAGGGGCTTTTTTTTGCCTGTCAAAAATTCCAGTTGAAATAAAAAAGTTTCAGCTAGTAATTACGATTGCTTCAGTAGTAATTACGATTGACTACGACAAAACTCACAAAAAAAAGCGCTGATTTGTCGTGGTATTTGTGGAAACACACAGTTGTAAATAAAAACAGTTGACCAATGTCTACAGCAGCAGTAGACTGTCTGTGCATTATCTAAAGGAGATTAATATGCAAACATCAGAAAATATCAACGATTTGGCTACGGCTTTAGCTACAGCTCAATCTCAAATTGTCCCTCCAGAAAAAAATTGCACCGGAGCTAGAGGCTCTAAATACGCTGATTTAGCCAATGTAATCAAGGCTGTGATTGGGCCGTTAAACCAAAATGGAATCAGCTTTACTCAAATGCCTTTTAGCCAAAACAATATTGTAGGCGTAACTACAAGGTTGATGCACTCATCAGGACAATGGCTAGAAGCATCGTTAAGCATTCCTGTAGCTAAAGCGCATCCTTGGGAATACGGCAGCAACATTACCTATTGCCGCAGATACACTTTAGCCTCTGTATGTGGTTGTGCCGCAGACGATGACACTGACGGAATGACTGACGGTGTAGCAGAACTAGATAACCGTATTACGGCACAGCAAGCAATTTCATTAGAAGCCATGCTTGAGCTAAACAATTACCCATTGGAACAAGTGTTAGCCAAGAAACAAATCTCTGCACTTGTTGAGCTATCTGTTGCTGATTACAAGCAAATGGTAACTGCTATGACTAAGGCTAAGGAGCGAAAAGAATGATTCAGGGTAGCGAAGAATGGCTTACAGCCAGATGCGGAGTCGTTACAGCAAGTAATTTTTCCAAAGTCTTTACTACTACTGGTAAGTTATCTACTAGCCGCGAGGGTCTTATCAATCAGTTAATCGCTGAAAAACTCACAGGCAAGCCAACGGAGACGTTCAAGTCCGCTGCGATGGAGCGTGGAAACGAGCTGGAAGATACCGCTCGAATGATTGTAGAAATGAAGCTAGGCATCAGTATTGAGGAAGTTGGCTTAATTAAAATGACAAATCATGAGATAGGTTGCAGTCCCGATGGTTTATTTGATGATGGTAAATGCGGTGTAGAGCTAAAATGTCCTTTAGCTCATACTCACTGCGCTTATCTTCGCGCTGGAAAACTGCCAAGTACCTATATTCAACAGGTGCAAGGCTCAATGCTCGTGTTGGGGATTGATACTTACATTTTTGCTTCTTATCACCCTGAGATGAAACCGCTTATTATTGAGGTTAAACGCGATAATAAGCTCTTGGAACTGGCAGAACCTCTACTCATAGAAACTGCTAATATTATTAAATCTGAAACTGAACGATTGAGGAAAGAAGAATGACATACACACAAGTAATTGATTTTGCCCTGTGGAAAAACGACAAGCCTAAATCAGAAAGGTCACCACAGATGACAGGCAAGGCTTCGTTTACCTGCCCTAACTGCCAAGTGGTTACAGAGAATATCTCTACCACTGCGTTTACTAATAAGCCCGATGGTTCTAACAAGCCGTTAATTAAAGGCTCTGGCTCGATCAACACTGACAGCCCAGTAGACACAGTTCCTGTCGCTGCTGCGCCTGTGGATGACTTTGATTCGGATTTACCCTTCTGAGGTACTTATGATTGATTTTGGGAAAGCACTTAGAGCTGCCCAAGAGGAGCAAGGCGTAACGTCGGTAGAACTGGCGAAACGCTTTGCTGTTCATAAGCAGCAAGTCTCCAGATGGAGATACCAGAAAGATGCTAGTTTATCTCTGGTGACCAAGATGTCTAATGAGCTAGGCGTTGATGAACTAGAATTTGTGGCGAAAGGCTTATGATAGTTTTTGATACTGCTGAAGACGCGATTGAAGAGGCTGTGTTCTGTGCTGATTCTGAGCATATCCCTTACGTCATAGTCTTTGATGATAAAGGGTTTGGTGTCTGTAAATACGATGATGTTGAGGACATATCCTTAGTGATGGAGTATATCAACGGCACTTATCTGTGAAGCCAAGACACTACGCAGCAGAAATACTGGCACTTAAGACCAGAGAGGAAAGGAGGGAGGCTTTATCTAAAGTGCCTCCTGACTACCAAGAACGTGTAAGACTTTATGTGGAGAATGAATTTGAGCGTAGGAAATACACTCGCAGACCTTGAGAGAGTTACTCAAGAGTTTGCCCAAGCAGAAGCTGAACGACAGTACCTTATGGAGTTCCGCAAGTCCAAAAAAGCTATCCTTATGGCAGAAGCAGAAAGAACCGAGCATTCTATGCCGATTGCCAAACAGGAAAGATATGCGTACTCTCATCCTGAGTACCTTGAGTTATTAGCAGGATTAAAAGTCGCAATAGAAAAAGCAGTGTTATTGCGGCATAAGATTCAAGTAATGAATATGAGATTTGAGCAATGGCGAAGCAAACAGGCGACACTGAGGCAAGAAATGTCTATCAGATAAGCGATGAATTGAAGTTCTTATCTATGATTTATCCAGTGAATAGTAAGCTATTCAGCATCAAGTTGTTAGAAAGCCGAATGAAGAATATGGATAGCAAGACTAGACTAAGAGCCATTCGGGTAATTAACTCCCTGCAAACTGGAAGACCGTACAGATTATGAAGCGCAAACCTAAAGTCAAATCTAGCAAAGTCTTACGTCAGGAGTGCCTCAAAGCCATCCAGCGGTTATGCAGACTAGCCGCAGCAGATGATGATGGTAATTGCGCCTGTGTCTCTTGTGGGGTTGTTAAGCATTACTCACAGCTACAGGGAGGTCATTGGTTGGCAAAAGGAAGCTCTAGCTTTTGGGCATTAAGGATCGAGAATGTACACGCCCAATGCGCATCCTGTAATATGTGGGGCATGAGGTACGGCTCTGCCGCTCAACAGTACACCTTATGGATGGAGGATATGTACGGCAGGGACTTTGTAGATGAGATGATTGCTACTAAGTCCAACCCCATTAAACTCTACAAGGCAGACTACGAAGAGATGCTTGAGGAGTTTAACGAGCAAATCAAATACCATGAGAATCGCCTGAGATGATTCAAGTTACCCTATCGGATGAAGAACAAGCCTTATGCAGAGACGTAGCACTCTCCAGATATGATACCTCTCGTGAGTTAGGATTAACTCAGTTGAGAATAGACACTTCTAACATGAACGTGGAGCTGCTAGGCGTTCAAGGTGAGTTAGTGTTTGCCAAGATATTTAACTTGGAAGACCCGAAGGATAATCTCGGCTCAGATGGTGGTACAGATTACACTATTCAAGAAATAACCATTGATGTTAAAGCAGCCTCTAAACCGACCTATAGACTCTTGTTTAGAAGTTTAGAAGCGTTCAAATCACAAGTAGGCGTGTTAGTTGTTAAGATCAATGACAACACGTTTAAGCTGGTTGGCTGGACTACTCGTAAGCAATTTGCTGAGTTATCACAGCCTTTAGGTGAAGGTGGTTTCACTTTAGAACAAAGCCAGTTACGACCAATTGAAGAGCTATGGAAAAGACTTACAATAAAGAGGCTCAAAAATGCCTGAATATGTAATGGCGATGTCCGCAGAAGAAATGACTGAGTTCTTAGATGGTGAGTTTCATGACCTTGAGGAAGGCCCTAAGCGGTGCATAGCAACCATGATGGCAATGCTTATGGATCATAGTGAGTTCCTTGAAGAACAAGGATTAGAAGAGAAGTTTGACTTTCTATACGACAACGATGGAGGAGATTTACATTGAAATCAACAGATTACCAAGTAGCTGGCGACCATTACCAAAAGATGAAAATTCAGCCAATTGAATACATTATGGCTAATCAATTGCCCTTCGCTGAGGGTTGTATTGTGAAATACGCTACTAGATGGCGAGACAAAGGCGGCATAGAAGACCTAAGAAAGATCAAGCAGTTCTGCGACTTCATCATAGAATCAGAGCTAGAAAAGCTAGAGAATGTTAAGCCTTAGTATCGCCCTGTTCTAATTAGATCGGTAACCTCTATAGCACGGTTGCCGACTTGCTCAGCCCACCTAGAGTTTAAGAATTCGTCTGCTGCTTTCTCGTAGTCCTTGGCTTCCATGTAGGATAAAGAATTTGTAAACGTCAATAATCTAGTGATACCTATGTTAAAACAAAGGTTAATCAAAGCATCTTGTCTGGATCGGCATAAATCAGAATACCACTTAAAGTTATGCAATAACTCGGTGTCGCACCGCTGAATATCGTTGTCTAAAAGATACAAAACCTCGTCTTCAGTAAGACCCATGTCATCAAGGTTTCTGCCAACACCTATAGTCAGCTTTCCTGCTGTGCATTCGTAGGGCTTGTTCCTTTTCCCTTCATGCTTGATAAGCATATCGCTTAGACGCTTACTCCTCGTCATTGTCAAACTCTCCCGCCTCTAACGCTAATAAAAAATGTGTCTGACCTTGCAATACGCCGATTATACTATAAATAGGCAACCCTAAATCTATGGCTTTTGTGCTTAACTCTGTCAATTCCAATTCAAGCGAGTGCATATTACTGTACATATCATCAAGCGTTTTAGCTCGTGGAAACTCAATCACCTTGTCGGTCATAATTATTTCCCTACATTTTTAACACGTTCGTAGCTTCTAGCTCCTGCCAAACCGAGCATTCCCATTAAAACAGGCAGCATAACCGTGGTATCAGCCTGTGGAACATTAATCCCAAAAGGCGCAGCTAAGGGAGAGATAAGAAAATTGACCGCAAAACCAGCCACACAGACCCAAGCAGTAGCTGGCCTCCAAGAAGACTGAAACCAATTTCCTTTCGCCTCTTCACGGTTGACAGCGATTTGCGCCAACATGATTTCCTGATGGTGTTTATCAGCCATCGTAGCAATCTGATGGGCAAGCTCGTTCTTCTTGTCTTTGTCTTCAACAAATTGATCTAGCAGGTTTGTGACTGGCCCAATTAACGCTGTAAGCGAGGACAGCATTTAATTCACCGCTAACGCTATTAGAATGAACGCAGTCAACAGTACAACGACAGTAGCTTGCTCGTCCGTTGAATCCATGAACTTTGCTTTTACAAACTTGCCTATTACTTTAACGTATTTCATAGTCGTTCCTTATTTGTCAGCCTTGGTATCAAGTCGTTTAAAGATAGCACCGAGCATCTCTTTGATTTCTCGTATGTCATCGCGGTAGTCTTCTTTTGCTACATACATAATAGGTATGGCTTTCATGTCAGCATCAATCCTATCCAATAATGCAAAGACTCGATTAACTAACCATCCAACAACGAATCCTGCGACTGCTATTGTTATGTTAAACATGACTTGATAATCCATACTACACCTATAATGTCAGGTCAGGGACTTTCCGCGAGTCTCTGATTTGATAAACGTGACGTAAAACTTCTCCTCCGTCACGATGGAATACTACTTGATTCATCACACTGGAAGCGCCGTATCCTGCTCCTGCATGCCAAGAGTCAGGCGGGGCTAATGTCCCAAAGGCTTCCACGAAAACGCCATTATCTGTTTCGATGGCGTTCTGGTGATGTATGTGTCCTACTAACCACTTCCTATACACAGTCTCTGCCCATTGTTCTGGTAACATCTTAGGGAGAATAGCACCTAACTTTGCAGCCTTGACCTTATCCCCGTGATGTACCGCTAATAGGTTCTTGCCAAACTGCATTGTATGAAAGAATCCGTGCGGGTCTAAGATAGTCACTCGTGGTTCTTTGGAGTAGTAGAACTTCAAGATTAACGCGAGGGCAATGGCAGTATCAGAATCGTGGTTACCTCTAGCCATCACTACAACGCAACTCTTGTGTTTCGCAAGCAGCTTATCTATTGCGTACAAGAAAGTCTGCGCGGCTGTCTCAAGCACTACCTCTATTCTGGTGTCTACGTCTAGCTTAGTTCCTGCAAAGGTAGTACCACTGCTACCATTGGCGTGAATGAAGTCTCCTACGTTGACCAGTAGTGCCTGATCGGATGCAGGGGCAGCATCTACCAAATACTCTATAGCCGCTAACATATCATTAGAGGCTATCTTGGTGTCGTAGTCACGAGCCTTGGTCTCTCTCGCGTCAGCCCTCATCCCGAAGTGTGCGTCACCTATCACAATTGTAGGCAATAAATCTGCATCAAACTTCTTCGCCTTTGGCTTAGCCTTTGGCTTGTAAGGTTTAACCCCTTTGGTCAGACCATCAACAAAACCTTGCAGCGCTTTGTCTCGCGCAGCCTCGGTCATGGTTCGTTTAGTCTTTAACCAAGCCTTGTTACCCTCATCATCTGCGGTATAGATAGACCGACCAATTACTATTTCGCCTTCAGGAACGTGTCGGGTCGCATCCCAATTGCTTGAGTAACCCGCACTGGCCGCAAAGTTTTTAACCGCCCCAATGTGGTCGCGTACTGTGGACGGAGAAAGACCCAAGACACCCGCCGCTTTAGCAACTACTTCACCGCAGTCTTCCCACGCTTTAACTGCTTCTCGTTGACGTTCTGTCTTGGCGTAATCTATTAGACTCAAACTACTACTCCTACCACTGCCATGATACAGGCAAAAAGTATTGTTCCAAGAAACGCGAATCCAATACCATCAATTACTAAACGCTTTCGTGCAGCTCTAGCTCGTGCTGCTTCTAGCCTTTGCTTACGGATAGTTGCTCGAGTCCTGAGCATTTCAATGTAAACATCCTGACCTGCTGTGTAGGTGATAATCTCACGAAGCTGTCGCTCCATCTGCTGAGTCTTCTGCTTTGCCATTGTAATCTGTAGCGCTGCATTCTCTACAGAGCCTTTAGCAAATAACTTTGACATTGCTGAGGCATTCTCAACACCTGCTTCTACTTCACCGATCTTATCCTTCGCGTCAAAGAAAGCACCGAACTTATGTGCTAGGTCGTTTATCTCATGACCTTTGTTGACAGCTTGTTGGATGTAGTTAAACGCCTTCCCTGCTGCTGATACCGCTGCAATAATCTCTATCACTCATATACCCTCACTGCGTCTTTATCTGCGACTCGTGGCAAACAATAGGCCGCGAGGGTTATGCGTCTTGGTTCAGAGTTCATAGTGCGTTCTACCTTGCCTGTTACTATTGCATTAGCAAAGTAGTTGCATCGATGAATATTGTAGAAAAACATATCAGATGACTCCACCTGTCCATTAACCAGAACCATTAGCAAGAACAGGTGTGTCACTTACTCTTCCTAGACTTTAGTCAGGCTGTGTTTCAAACGACTCGTCTACAGTCTCTAAAGACTCAGTAAGCATCTTCAAGAAAGAATCCTTACCCACTTGTAGCTGCTGTAACTGGAAGTTCATGTTGCCAATCTTCCTGTCCAGATCAAGACAGTGATTAGTCATAGCAATCTGCTCTTCAGTGAATGTAGCTGTGTCGTGTTCAACATCGTTTATCGTAATCATCTGAGGCTTGTTGTCTTTGCTCATTAGATTTTCTCCTAGTTAAAAACTACCACGGAACACCCGCAGCAGTGACAGGGTTGACCTGCAAATCAATGTTAGCTTGCAGACTTGCTTCAGTAGCGTCTTTGTCTACTGAGTCGTACACCCA